GCCCGAGGTGATCGCCGACAGCAGCGGCAAATGGAGCCGCAACGGCCTGCGCTTCGCCACCCGCGAAGAGGCGGAGGCCAATGTGCAGAACCTGTCCTGGCGCTGGCTCTCTGTCCGCGAGACCCGGGTGGTCGAGAGCGATGACCCGGTGAACTACCGCTGGGACGCGGCCAAGGGTCTGGTCGGCCTGGACGAGGGAGAGGGCGCATGAGCGCCCGACCCCGCTACCGCGTACGCCCGATCCCTGGCAGCAGCGACGACGTGGGTCACGCTCACTTCGATGTGGCTGGTCCTGACATCAACCACTTCGCAGTGCAGTATGTGGCGGCAGCGGCCATGCAGCAGGCGCTGGACAGGCCGCAGCTCACGCCGTTCGAGCGCAATGCTGTCCGCACCGCGCTGGCGCTCGTTTTGGCGGGCGAGACGGACGACAGCTGGTCTGAGAAACTGGTCAACGCGATGCGCTCTGCACTGGAGAAGCTGCGATGACGATCCCGATCGGCCGCTACGCCAGCCTGGGGCCTGAGATCCCGATCGAGGGGATGCCGGACTGCGCCCCGCTGCGCATCGTGCGCCTCGCCGAGCTGGCCGAGCGCAATGCCCTGAACGAGACGGTGATCCTGGTCGATGCCGTGGGCGAGGATGACGCGCCGATCAAGCTCATCCTCGGTGCCAATCCGCACACGGCGGAGATCACCCGCGCCGCGGTGTGGCTGCGCCCTGGCGCCGGCTTTGTCGCCTGTGACACCGCCTGTCTGCCGGGCAATCTTGTAGACATAGTCAGGACTATTCTGCTCGACCCACGCTCCACCCCTTGACAGATGGTTCCTGATGGGTCATAAGTCTGAGGAGCCCAAGAACGTCTTCTCCTCAGGAGTATCCCATGACCGAACCCCTCACCCTCCGCCCCTACCAGACCGCCGACATCGAGCGGCTGCGTGACGCGTTCCGCGGTGGCGCCCGCGCGCCGCTGTACCAGCTCAGCACGGGTGGCGGCAAAACCGTCGTGTTCGCCCATGTCATCAAGGGCGCCGTCGCGAAGGGCACCCGTACGCTGGTCCTGGCGCACCGCCGCGAGCTGATCCGGCAGGCGAGCGCGAAGCTCGACCAGCTCGGCGTGGCGCACGGCATCGTCGCCGCCGGCCAGGACCGTGACCATGACGCCCAGGTGATCGTCGCCTCGATCCAGACCGTGGCGAGGCGCCTGGATCTGCTCCCCACGTTCGGCCTGATCGTGATCGACGAGGCGCATCACGCAGTCGCGACCACTTGGACCAAGCTTCTGGCAGCGCAGCCCGACGCCCGGCTGCTCGGGGTAACGGCGACGCCGGCCCGGCTCGACGGCAAGGGCTTGGGCAAGCACTGCGGCGGGCACTTCGATGCGATCGTGTCCGGCCCGAGCATGCAGGAGCTGGTGGACGGTGGCTTCCTGGCGCCGACCAAGGTGTTCATCCCGAGCGCGACCATCGACACCACTGGCCTGAAGACTATCGCGGGCGACTACGACGAGGGCCAGCTGGAGGGGCGCGCGCAGAACGTGACCGGCGACGCGGTGGAGGAGTTCAAGAAGCTGCCCGAGGGCACCACCGCGATGGTGTTCTGCGTCACGGTGAAGCACGCGACCGACGTCGCCAGGGCCTTCCAGGACGCCGGCTACCGGGCGCAGGCTGTCCACGGCGGCATGCCCAAGGACGAGCGTGACGCTGCCATCCAGGGCCTCTCAGACGGTCGCACGCAGGTTCTCACCTCCTGCGAGATCATCTCCGAGGGCCTGGATGTGCCGAGCGTCGGCTGCGTGATCCTGCTGCGCCCGACCAAGAGCCTGACCATGTGCCTGCAGCAGATCGGCAGGGGCATGCGGCCGAAGGCCAACGGTGGCCACCTCACGGTGCTCGACCATGCCAGGAACTGCTGCGAGCACGGCTTGCCGACCGAGCCGCGGGACTGGAGCCTGGACGGGGTCGACAAAAAGCCAGGCAAGGTCGTGAAGCCGGCGCCGTGGGACTGCATCGCGTGCGGCGTGCTCAACCCGGCGCAGCGGCCGACCTGCTCCAACTGCGGCGCGCTGAAGCCCTGGCTGTGCAACCAGTGCGGCCAGCGCAACCACGCCGATCGGCGCAGCTGCTCGCAGTGCGGTGCGCTCCGGCCGCAGCCGCGCAAGATCCTGGAGATGGACGGCGCACCGATGAAGGAGCTGGTGGTAGACCAGTTCGCCTACATCACCCGGATGTCGTACCGCCAGCTACTGCGCGCGCGGCGCACCGAGGAGGAGCTGCAGGCATATGCCCGGTCACATGGTTACAAACCCGGATGGGTCTGGTGGAAGATGAAGGAGCAGGAGGAGACGTTCGGGGCACCGGGCGAGAGGCGGCAGGCGTAAGGCGCTGCCGCGCCGGCCACCTGCTGCACCACGGCAACAGCAGGTTGGTCCGGCACAGCAAGACCGGCAGGACGTGGCTGCGCTGCCTGATCTGCCACGCGGTGCGACAGCACGAGTTTCGGAGGGAGAAGAAGCAAGTATGAGATCGCAGATCGAGTTTGCCCTGGCGCATCCGGTGTTCGACCCCGACACGCAGATCGTCCCTGGTCACTTCTGGCGCGCCGGTCCGGATGTCTCGGCTGGCCTCACCTGCAACATCGGGATGACGTGACAGGTCTACGCTGGCGGGCGCCCGCTCTGGCAGCTGTCATTGTGCCAGCAAGAGCGGGCCGGGCCGGTGCCGGTGCTCCGTTGGAGCCCGACCACACGACGCAGGATCGAGGCAGTCCGGGATCGCATTTTCGCGATGTGCGGCACTGACGAGCCGCTGATCGAGGCGGTCGGCGAAGGTGCGATCGTGACGATGCAGTGGCGCAAGCCGTTGTCGATCGAGGAGGTCAATCGCATGGCGCCGACACCAGAGGTGCGCGCGCGACCCGGCCGACCGTAGTTCGCGTTCGGCGCTATCCTGGCAATCACCACGAGTCGGGAGCCACAGGGGATGGCCCAGCAGCGCCGCAAATCACGCCCGATCTCCGACGAGGAGCGCGCCGAGATCTTCCGGATGGCTGAAGAGGGCACGCCCTACCGGGCGATCGCCGAACGGTTCGACCGGCCACAGGGCACCATCAACCGGGCGATCTCCGACGGCATCCTGGCGGGCAAAGTGACCCGCAGACGCGACCGGGAAGACCCGCGGAAGGACTGAACCGGTGAAAAGGCCGGCGCTAGCACGCAAAACGATGGCAAAACACGCAAAAACCCGGCGTGAAACACCCAAAACACGCAAAAACCAGGCGAAAAGCCGGCATGTCTATCACCGGAGGTGCATGGTGCGCCCGAGCAGCTGCTCGATCGGACGCAGGGCGCCGACCGGGATGTAGTGGCTGATCACCCCGTGGCCGAAGTCCCGGACCGGCGCCTTCGCCAGATTACGCCCCCACTCCCACCCGATCAGGTGAGCCCGCATCGGTTCATCGATGAAGCCGGCCAGGACGTAGATGTCGGCCTTCACTCTGCCCTGCTCATGGATCAGGTTCTGCGCCTTGCGGAAGCATTTGACGTCGACCGTGTAGCGCAGCGGGAGGACGAAGTCGTAGCCGGCGTCGCCGCCAACCTTCAGAGAGAGATCGAGCGGCTGGCGGAAATCCTTGGCGAACTGAGCCTCCCCCATGATGCCCACCAGCTCCTGGCCGTCGCTCAGCCCGCGTCGCCGGTTGCCGGCGTCGATGTGGACCTGACTGCGGGCCGTCGCCTCGGCGGTGAGCATGTCTGCCCAGAGCTGCTCCAGCTGCTCGCCCAGCGGGATGTCGTCCCTGTCGCTCATCGCAGCCACTCCGGCAGCACGCTCTCCGGATCGACCTCGGCGCGGTGCTCCCGGCAGACCCAGGTCATCTTCGGGGTCAGCGGCGGTCCGTAGCCGAACCATGCCCGTGGCGAGCCACAGAAGGTGCAGGAGCGGGGTTGGCGGGGATCGGGGACGTCGGGTAGCGGCCGGGGCCTCGACGCCGTCTGGCGGCTCCTGGGGCGTCGCGCTGGCGGCATCAGGCGTCCTGCTTGGTCGCGGGGCCGTAGATATCTGGCCGCAGCTGGTGACGGGACACGCCGGTCAGGCGCTCGATCGCCAGCACGCGCATGATCGGTGCGCGGTCCCACTGGTAGATCGCCTGCTTGGCGATCCCCAGCCTACGCGCCAGCTCAGTGGCAGTGCCGGCCCGTCTGATCGCTTCCTGGAGCGCTTTGTCCATCTCAGCAATGTAAGCTGGGCTTGACTAGCGATCAAGGCAAGCTCACCTTGCCTGCGTGCCCACTGGCCATCGCGCCATCAACTGCGGCACTGAAAGGCTACGATCGTGTCAGCGTATGTTACCGGCGACGGCTGGGCTCCAGCTGTCGAACTCGACCTTGGCACCGCCAGCAAGGCGGCGTTCAAGGAGGCCATGGAGGCGCTCGCCGCTGAGGCCAAGAAGCGTCCGCCGCCAGGGCCGCTCACCCTTCCCAACGGGTGGTACGACGTGACGCCCAGGATGGCGGAAGACTTCCTGTTCCGCACACCTGTCAACCGCCCGACCGAGTTTGCGGACGTGCGGAAGTACTACCACGCGATGAAGATCGGCGAGTGGCACGCTACCGGCCAGCCGCTGATTTTCAACACCGACGGCGTTGGCCAGGATCTCGGCCATCGCTGTGCTGCAGGCTACTTCGGCAAGGTGACGTTCAAGTCGTACATCGTCACCGACGCGCCGGTCGACCAGTTCTCGTTCGTCTACATCGACGACGGGCGCACCCGGAGCGCTGCCGACGCATTGAAGACAAGTGGCATGAACGGCGCATCGAGCATCATCGCGAACGCCGCCAAGTTGGCGTGGCGCTATGAGAACCATGCGCTGGAGATAGTGGGGAAGCAGCCCAAGTTCCGCGGTATGAGCAAGCCGGAGTGTCTCCAGTTTGCCCAGGCTAAT